TTATTTGTCTAATTCCACCATCACTTCTTCCACTATCTCCTCGGTCACAACTTCTCCATTTTTTACTTTCTCATGTGGCAAAACATAATCAAAAATCTGTCCGTTTTTACGCACGATCATAACTGTGTCTCCTGTGATATATCCACGGTCAATCGCTTGTTTAAACTCGTCGTATGTTAGCATTTTTACCCTCCTACTTATTTATTCGTATTTTACAGGAAATAATATAATTAAATTTAAAGGTCGTTTAAATTTAATTAACATCTTTTTTGTTACAAACTAAAATATTGATTGTTAGCGAATATTAAATAAAAAGAAATTTTAGCGTAATATTATTGATAAATTAATTTTATTAATTTTAAGTTTTTTTAATTTAAAGTGATATAATTAACCTGTAAATAATAAAAGGAGGACATGGATATGTCTAAATCAAATCGTCGTACTTGGCAAGGTTTAGTTGTTATTTTAATAGCTATTCTCACCACTTTTACCACAAGTACTGTTACGGCAGCCAGAAAAATTAGAAATTTCCCTGATACCACGGAAATTTTGTTAGGAACGAAGGCGACTGAGACACCAGGAATCTTACCATTCACTGGTAGCTACCAATTAGTTTTGGGCGATCTTGACAATCTGCAAAGGCCAACCTTCGCACACATCCAGCTAAAAGATCAAGATGAGCCTAATATTAAACGAAAAGGACTTAAATTCAATCCTCCTGGCTGGCATAATTACAAATTGACTGACGCTAATGGAAAAACAACTTGGTTAATGGACCGTGGCCATTTAGTTGGTTACCAATTTAGCGGCTTAAATGACGAGCCTAAAAACCTAGTTACAATGACAAAATATCTTAATACTGGCTTTAGTGACAAAAATCCTTTAGGAATGCTCTATTATGAAAATAGATTAGATAGCTGGTTAGCTCTACACCCTAACTTCTGGCTAGACTATAAAGTTACTCCTGTTTATCATAAAAATGAGTTAGTTCCTCGCCAAGTAGTTCTACAGTATGTTGGAATTGATGAAAATGGAGATCTACTTCAAATTAAGTTAGGTAGTGAAAAAGAAAGTGTAGACAACTTTGGAGTAACATCAGTTACATTAGATAACGTATCTCCTTTAGCTGAATTGGATTACCAAACAGGAATGATGCTAGATTCAACTCAAAACGAAGAAGATAGTAATTTAGAAACCGAAGAGTTTGAAGAAGCGGCTTAACATAAACTTATACTTAATAAAAATATCTAGATTGTGAACATTATCCCAAATGTTAGATTATTTATTTAATATTTGGGGTAATTTGTATAAAGTTAAATTTTGAAGAAAAATTAGTATAGGCTACTATCTGTGCTATTTTTTAAAAAAACAACGTCTATTTAGAAAGTCCCTTAAATAGGACTTTGAGAAATTAGTCTGTTTTAACGGCCTTTGTTGAGGATGATTGAATCGAGTAATATGTATAGTAGATTGAAAGAAAAAGGGTGATTTTATGAAAAGGTCCAAAAAAGCATCGTTACTTAGTGTTATTGTTGGAATGGCTTTAGCTGTGATACCAATTTATATTGTTAATTATGACAATGAACTTATCGTTCTTTTAATGAGTATTTTTTTTAATGGGATAATTGTTTCCGCTTTTGAACTTATTAAAACATATGATGGTTTGCAGGAAGAATATAAAAAGCTAACTGTAGATAGATGGAAGAATACTATTTTACTGGCTTTCAATTCATTATATTTTGCTTCTATTTTGACAAATAGTCTATCAAATAATTTATCGACCATTTTATCAACTAATCGTTCTGACAAAGTAAGTGCAATATTTCTTACAGGTTGTTCTATTTTAGCACTACTTCCATTCCTCCTTCATAGGTTAATAAAACGAGAAATAGAAATTGAAAATGAAAGAAAAAAATTAAAAAAATAATTACTTATAACACAAAAAACCGCCCTCAATCAAGAGAGCGGTTGGCTTTTTATTTAAAGAGACAGTGACTAACTACAGTTGTTAAAACAAGTAAGAACATTAAAGAAAAATAAAATGAATGTCTCATGAGAAAATGACGCCATTTATGCCGACACCCATTATCACATTTTGACGAATAGCAGTTACCAAAATTTTTACCTGTAATTCTAGCTACCCACAGCAATAAAGAATACATCAATGTCAATACACCGATTAGCATTAGACTTGAGACAGTAATCATCCTTGATAAATCAAGAGTCTGAAGATCATTACCAATGTCAAATATCGCCCTTGCTACATCTATACCACCAAACATAACAAAAACAAAAGCTGAAAACACTCCTAAGATAGCAATAAAGTCTGTGTAGATTGAAGATTTTGTATTCCGAACATCATCCACTCCTTGCTTAACTTTTTGCAAAACACCGTCAGTCTCTGCGGATTGTTTTTTTAATTCGTCATTTGTAGCTGCAAGGTTAGAAGTTTCTTTTGCTAATGTGTTTAGCTCAGGGATAATCTTCTCCAGAACATCTTTAGCTTCTTGAGAGTTTTTAAGTATAAATTTTTTCTGAGTTTGAGCTAATGAATAATTGCTTTTTATTTTATCGAGGTTTTTTATCAAAATATCTTTTTGTGTATCAGTCCCTGAAAATTCCGAAATAATAAAGTCGATATTTGAGTTTAATTTCTCATTTTCTTCAACGCTATCTTCGTGACTATACACATATTCAGCAATTATTTCATAAGGAATTGTGACATTATCTTTAGCCATTTCCCTATGATAAACCTTTAATAAAGTGTCTTGATTATTTACTGGTGCTTTGCAAAAATTAGCATCTAGTAATAATTCCATAAACGCTGGAGCTATTGTACCCATATTTTAGCCCCTGGATTATGTCCAAAAAAGTCTTTTATTTCTTCGATTGTATATTTAATTCCTTGGACACCGTCCATTATTCTATCCTCATACTTTTTCCAAGGTGTATGGTCGTGAGTAATATCAACAAGTTCGAACGGACCGAACCCATGCAGAGCATCAACTGTATTCTCAATCAATTGAGTATTCTCTACTTTTTGTGAGTCATATTCAGTTATCTCTAAGTCAGATAACTCCCCGAATGGGCTGACGCTGAATTCAACATATTCCATAATCATCTCGTCTGTAGAAATGGAAAAAGCTCCAAAACGTTTATATTCATGATAGACATCAGGAACAACCGGTCCATACTTCCACTTTTCCATACTCTCTTCAAAAAGCGGAGCTCCATTTTCAAGAATGTTTCTTACATTAACGAAGTATAATAATTTTTGCAATTTAAGGTTATTAATTTTGTAGCCTTTTTTATTTGAATACTCAATTATATAATTTGCAACAAATAACGCATGCATCTCAATTACACCTCCTTTTTCTTAATTATAACATATTTGTCAAGTACTATATCTTGTTAGCTAAAAAGTTAGCTAACACTACATCTTGATTAGGATACCAAAAAACAGCCCCCGCAAAAAGCGAGGGCATTTGTCTTATCTAATTTAATTTACCCCAAATACTGATGCGGTTGCCATCCTTATCAGTCTGCCCAATAGCTAGGTAGTCACGCATACCTGAACCTCCAACATAGCTAATCCAGTAATAGCCATTAGCGTAGCCCTCACTATCAAAGCTAACGGTATCGCCTTGCTTATAGCTACCTACTACTTCACTGGCTAGGCTTGGCCAACGTCTAATATTAATCTCTGCGACATCTAGGGTAAAAGTACCTGTTTTTGGTATCTCTACGATAGTGTCAGACGTTTGCGGCTCGGTTCTGACTGGTTGCGTGACTGTATCCCCTTGATATGGGGGGTAAAACCAACCTATCACGCCAGTAAAGTCACGAGTGTTAAAACGAGCTGGTGCACCGACATACAAAGCATCAGGATTGCCATCAATGTTTTGCTCGACAGTGCGCATGGTGTAACCGTCACTATCCTCGATAACAATTCCCGTATGTCCAAATTGATGATACGGCACTGATTGGACAAATGTAGCGCCTGCTTTTGGGTTTGCCTCTGTTGGCATACGATGGACTTCCCAGCCTTGCGCACTTGCGCTGTCTAATAAATCAATCGCATTGCCCCAAAGATCAACACCAAACCAATTTTTAGCGACAAAACAAGGCAAGTCACAGCATTGCGTCCCGTGAGCACCGTCTTTGTCAACACCCATGCCTGAATTAGCAAGGTTAACACAGTATTGTACAATTTCGTTTGCGGTTGTCATCGTTTCCTCCTTATTATTTTTAAGAGCTTCTCTATCCCAACTTTGTAAGTCGTTTTCCTCAATCAGTTGGATTAAAAGTTCGACATAGCTACTTGCCGTAGCGTATCCAGCTGCTTTAATAGCGTAACAAGCTTTTTTATAGTCAGTCTCACCGATAACTGCTTTGTAGCGTGGATTATCGTTTAAAAATTTGCCATGATCAATAATACTGTCAGTCCAACTATCATAGGCCCTAAATCGGTCCACAATATCCGTGACGATACCAGGCTGGTACTCCTCCTGAGTTTTAGTGTCAAAAGACTTACCTGTCCAGCTCGCATCAGCCTTAATACCAAATAAAGCGTTATGTGGTGCATGTTTGCCCCAACCGCTCTCTAAAATAGCCTGAGCAGCTGTCAAGGATGGCAAGATTTTATACTTAGTCCAGCCATCTAAACAGCCTTGTTTAATTTTATCTAAAAAGGTCATCTGTCCTCCTTATCTAAAAATGGATAAAAGATCAGAGCAACAACAGATAATGGCACATACAGTATTGCTATTGCTATAACTAATGCTAATCGTGTGATTGCTCGCATGTCCCCTCCTATTGTTTTGGTTCGTGGTAAGTCAAAGCTTGCTCACTGTCTGACAGGCCTTTCGTGGTTGGATCTGTGACAACACCGAGCAATACCAAAAGCGTTACAGCTGTGTTTGCAATATCCGCGATGTTTGATGGTAGTTTAATACCTAATTGCTGTGCCAGTAAAAAGATAGCTCCTAAAATAGCCATCAAGGTTACTTTGTTTTGTAGTCGTAATTTTAAATTAATCATGCTTCGCCTCTCATAATATCTTTAAGTTCTCTTACCTCACGATTGAGGTTTTTAATTTGCTCTGTCATTGTGATGAGCGTTTTGTTTTGCTCATCATGCTCCTCAAGACGCCTAGCATTTTGACGAGTGACAATTTTTAAATGCTCAACCTCAGACTGCAACAATGTAATATCTGTCGCATGCTTGATAGATTTTGCATTAAAAATATTGTAAGTCGTGACGATAGCTAAAATAAAGCCACCAAGGCCAAAAATCAACTCTGTTGCCATAGCTTACCTCGCTAATCCTGCTTAACTAAGTCCGCATACTTAATGACTGTAACTTTATCCTCTTCCTCTAGCTCTTTAAGCGTCTGTTTGTCATAAGTAAATGGCTCGTTGACATGCACAAAGACTAGGTTACCTTCACCAGCCTCTCCGTCTTCCTCTTTAGTACTGTCGACCACCGTAAACACGTCATAAGCCTGATACTCACCTTGTTTGGCTGGCTCGATTAGCTCTAAAAGACCTTTATAGATATCAGGTTCAACTTTGCTTCCACTTGTCAATACGTGGATGGTTTGCAAGTTAATCATCCGCTGTGTACGCTCTGCGGACACCTTAGCTAGTCCAGCGGCTGTTTGGGCTGTTTTAGCAGTCTTAGCGGTTTCTTGTGAGATTTTTTCCAAGTCATCAACTTTTTGGACTGCTTCGCCCATAGCGATTTCGACATATTCGGATTTTTTAAATTCTTCCAAAGCGGCTTTGATAATCTCTGTGTCATTAGTTGAGGTTAAGTCTTGCTTGATCAGTTGTGGGATAACAGCGCCATCTTCTGCTGTGATAATGATGTGTGTGCTTGCGACTGCTCCTGTGCTGTCATATTGTGGATATTTCCCTGTTACTTTCCAATTGCGCATAATTATTCTCCTTTACTTTCTTCAAATTGTTCCAAAATATTATCAATTAAGACGATTTCCTCTGATGTAAATTCATCTTCTGATTCGGCTAGATATTCCAAGAAATCGATAAAGCGTTTTGAATACTCATGGCCTTTGATAGTGATGTCCTCATTACCAAGCTCTGTCAGTAAGTCGTTGAGCTCGTCGATTTTTTTTGGGTCCTCAATCTTGATATTTTTATGCTCGTCGATGACAAACTTGCCGTCTTTATTTTTTAGAGCGTACAAGTCAATAATGTCAGCCTCATCCTTGGCGTACTCGTTGATTTTATCGACCACTTTTGCCAGTAGCTTGGCACGTCCACGGTTGGCACGCATATTAGTGATTTTGATTTTGTCAAGTACGCTATAAAACGTGTTTAAGTCTTTATTTTTTAGTGTTAAATCCATGTTGTCTCCTTTTAAATAATATCAATGTAATTACTCAACTCTCTAGTGACAGCAGCTATAAAATTGCTGCGAGCGGTATCCCACCCGGCATTCCTCAGATGTCCCCAGCAACGTCCGAGTGCAACAACAGCATCATACAAGTTGTTCATATCAAGGATTTTTTTCGTCTTGTCTGGTCTAAACTTAAAGCCTCTATTGATGTTAAAGTCATCTGCAATAAGTACACTATCACCATAAATTTCTGTCTGGTCGACTGCCGCAGTGTGGTTGTAGCCTGTAGCGTGCCTAAAGCAACGCATACCCGCAAAACGTCCAGATGACGCACTGTTGACCCCATCACCAGATGAGGTGATACCAATAGAGGCATATAGTGCCGAACCTGTATAACCTTTTGGTGTGGCATTACTAAAGTGTACAAAGGCAGTGTGTGTACCGTCTTTACGCACTAGAGCGTTATCTCGGCTGTTAAAGTTGATGGTCGCGTTACTGTTAAAATCAAGCTTAGCGCTGTTAAGGTCGATAAGCATAGCGCCATTACGAGCTTTGATGACTTTGCCCTCGAGCAAATCAGTGATAGCATAGCCAATTTTAGCTTTGATAAAGTTAGCGTCTAAACCAACGATACTACTTGCGTTAAGGTTAATCACTCTAATCTTAGCAGCGTCAATCGTGCCTGCAATAATCTGATCAGCTCTGATTTTGATAGCCTCTGCTATCTTTGTGGTAAAGGTGCCGTTGACAGTCGTATTGCCATCGAGAGCGATGTGTTTACCTGCGATTGTTACTCCGTAGGAGTTTAAGTTAATCGCTGAGATAATATCGCTGCCAGACATTTTACTTTGCGGGATTTTGTCTTTAATCGCAAGCATGATACTGTCACCAGATAGCCTCAAGAGGGACTGAATTTTTTCTAAGGTCACAGACTGATTTATCAAGCTTTTTAGCTGTGTAAAGTTAGAGGAGATAGTGTTATCCTGATTGGATATCCTGCGCTCATAACCCGCTACAGTCTCTCTCAAACTGTTGTAATTGCCCTCTGCGGATTGTAATCGCCGCTGATAGCTAGCTAAGTCCTGTTGCACACGGCTGACAGCACCTTCGCGGTTACGTATCTCTTGTGAGATTTGGCTAGCGGTTGTCTGTTGTACCGCTCTTAGTCCGCTAATTTGTGACTCGAGCTCTGTCCTCGTGCCTTGATTTGAGCGAGTAAACTCAGCACGTAAGCCCGCAAGCTTACTCTCGTAGGCCTCTGTAGTGCCGCTTGAGGTTGTTGTGATCTTAGCCGATAGCTTGCGCAACTCATCATCATACTTTTGCGATAGCCCTTGTGCTGAGGCTTTAATCTCAGCTTGTAAACCGATTTTATCATTGGCCATTGTGGCTTTTAGCCCCTCGATGCCTGCCTGATAGCTTGCGGATAGCTTCCTATCAGCATCTCGATACTCACGCCTGATACCATCAATGGTGTCATTGATGAGCGCTAGCTTTTTATCAGTATCCTCGCTGATACGTGTAGCGACACCTCTGGCGGAGTTGACTATCTCGGTCTTGATCTTACCGTCGTAGTATTCCTGCAACATACCACGGTTAGTCAGCTTGATTTTTGACCAAAGTTTGGAGTTTTTAGTATCTGTTAACTCAAGGCTAATCTCTTTGAGGTCTTTAAATAGTCCAGTCGGATTACCTGTCCCCTCGACAACCACAGGCGCCACATAGCCAGTCGCTTTATCCCCTCGCTCAATCATGAGCTGATTAAAGTGCGCTGTGCCTAAGCAGTTGCTGGCTAGTCTAACTGTTTGGTTGTCTTGACTAGCAGTAAATGTATAATGCACACGTCCATCCTTACCAATAACGAGATTTGACTCGTCTAATGTCAACGTTGGATCTCTACTCATATCTCCTCCTTTTTACATTTGCTTAGCCGTTAAGAGTGCTTTTAATTTTTCGACTTCACCATCAACATAAGCTTTGGTTGCCGCATGATCATTCGCTATGGGATCCTTGAGTTTCAGGTTGCCATCAATCTGCGAAGTTTCCTTGGCATAAAAACCACCGTCAGGCTTGACGTAGAACTTATCATCATTAAGGTTTCTAATCCTAAGCAACTTCCCTGTCGTGCCTGATGTTGAGTTAATGTAGATTCCTTGAGCAGCAGTACCTTTTCCGCCTTTCTGTTTTTTAACGATATCAATAGATAACGCTGCCGCATCTTTATCATAATTCGCTTCAAGACTTGGGTTCTCATGAGTAATTTTTAGCGTTCCTAGCGCTCTTTCTGACCCTCGTAGCTGCATCGCACTACCATTTTCATTGCCGCTAGTAATATTAAGCGCAGAGGAAAAATTAGGTGTGCTTGGCTGGCGCATCGCAATATTAACGGCATTAGTCTTACCGCTGTAATCGACAAAAAGCGCCGATTTATTGAAGGTCTCTTTACCCGTCCGCAAGCTCATTAGCGGCCCATCACTGGTATCATTGTTAGAATAGACAACAACACCAGCACCTCTGCTAGACGACAAGTCAATATTGACCGCCCCACCCGTTGACGAGGAATAAGCAACAGTGGCGGCTGGCTTAAATTTTAGTTGACCTGTCATAACGCCACCTTTGAGATTTAATTTCTTGTCAAGCTCTTGCTTCGATTCAGCTTTTGTATAGACGGTCTCTTTATCTGCTTTTTGTTGTAGTTTCTGAGCGGTCTCGACTTTTGTCGCTAATCCATCGATATTTGGCTTGTTAGTCAGTAGATTGTAATCGAGTGGGCTAATGTATCCAAGGTCACTAAATCGATTGTGGCCATCACCTGCTCTGGCAAAACCTGTGTCTGTCTCAAAGCCTATCTCACTCTCCAGTAAGATGACATCACTACGAGCCCACTCGCTAGCAGTCATCCGCTTAAATTGGACTCGCAGCGGTATATTTTCACTCATTTTTTACCTCCGTCTAATATAATTTGTGGACTGTCTGACCATGCCCCTGTGATAGTTGCACCTTTGGCATCTGCAATCTCTTTATAATCCATCTCCAGAGCCAATTCCCTCACCTCCGACGCGTTTAAATCTATCTGCTTAGATTTATACCAGTCGCCAGTTAAAACAGCCGTGTAGCTCAAAGGATAAACCTCTATAGACTGTTTATCCTTAGCGACCTCAAACGTCTGTGCTTCCATCTTAGCCTTGGTAGGTGTCAGCACTAACTTAACTCCCTTGTTGTTAGCCTGTGTCAGCGTGACAGCCACTTTTTTGAGTGGCTCACATGTCTGGCTAAAGCTAATCGTATAGGTCTCGCCACGCTTGAAACCACCGTCGTTGGCTTCTACCTCGATGTAATCCTGGTCGTAAGACTTCGTGCGATTAGGCTCACCAACCAATAAATTTTTGTTGTAGCGGGTTTTACCGTTGTTTCCTAAAATTTCGGCAGTTAAACGAGATTCTTCGCTTGTCTCACTCACTCTATTTTTGAGGTCATCAAAGCTTTGTTTAATAGACGGGATGTCATCAACTTTGATAGCCTCTGTGATTTTTTTAATCGCTTCTTCTGGTAAAGCTAGGTTTTTGAGGGTGGCTCTAAATTCTTCAAGCTCTTTGTCAGTACGCTGGTTGATTTCTTCTTGCGCTTTTTTTGCTTTTTCGAGTTCGGCTATTGCGGCATCAAAAGCTCGTTGATTGGGGTTTAAATCCTCTGTATCTAGTACCTTGACCCATTGATTGCCATCCCAAATCCAAGTACGCTGATACTTGCCATTTTTTTTCAAACCAATAGTCGCCTATCTTGTGCTCAATATTGTCATCTGGTTTTTCGTACCAAACGCGTTTACCATTGAGGTCATTGAGGTATTTAGGCAGATTGAGTTCAAACTGCTTCTGGCTGTTGGTGATAACCTTTTGGTTATTTTCCAAAGCATTGATACGCTCTGAGACCCCACCTGTCAAACTCTTAGAGATGGACTGACCAATCGTGCCAAGTTTTATTGTATGGTTGCTATCTGTATAGACGTCATAGACAATCTCAACGACTTTTTCAGACTCAGTTGTGATGCCAAACTTTGGATAATAAAGTGGTACAATGTCGCAAAGCTCAACCTCTTCCATGACTCTAAAATCTTGATAGTCAAGCGTTTGTGACAAGTCAATATAATCAACCTCAATGCTGACTTTTGGTGCACCAACGTTATTATCCTTAAGGTATTTCTGAGCCAGCTTTCGGATTTCTTCGATCGTTGGCTCTTTTTTATTTTTGTCATCGTTAAAATGACTTGATAAATCAACCATTTGGATTCTGCGCTGAGCATATAAGCTGAGATACTGACCATCTAGGATAAATTCAGGCAATGTCACTAGCTGTTCTTCGGGTTGTTTATGCTCGCCTACATGCGGCTTACCAGGGGGTTCCTCTTGCGGTTTTGGTTGTGGCGTATATCTTACGTAAGGATAGATAGAGGTGTAATTGCCATCTAGCAATCGCTCCTCCTCTACGCTGACGATATTACGGCCATACTCCAATACCGTGGGAGCTTTACGCCCCATTTGCTTGCGTAAGATGATTGTACGGTTGTCAAACTCGTACTCACCACCGTAAACATCTAGGATAGAGCCAGCGACACCTCCTAGAGCACCACGGGCATTGCCGATTTTATCAATTTCCCAGTTAAAGCTACCAAGCGTTAAGATGTCGCTTTTAACGTCAAACTTATCATCACCGACAAGGTTTTTCTTCCAGATTTCTAAAGCTGATTCGGCTCCTACGCTCGCACCGTTTACAAACGGTTTTAAAGCAATATCCTGTGTGCGCATAGAGATATGACGCGCAAAAATCTCGATGTGGTCTTTACTATTTCGTAGTACCCGATTAATCTCAAAAGTCTGCCATTTGGTTCTACGACCAGCGTCAGACTTAATCTTCATTTCCTCTTTAAAAACTGAGGCAAAGACACCATCTAGCGGATATTTGATGTACAGTGAGTAATTACCATTGCGCTCACGAGTGGCTTTAACCTCATAAGCATCCGCAATCTCACCGAGACCAAAAGTCCTAAACTTGGTTTCCTTAGCCTCATACAAAACTGGTATCATACTTTAACCCCCCAGTTTGGCACTGCGGTAATTGTAAAGCTACCAGTCCACGAGATTTTATTTTGTCCAACGTCAAATAACGGCATGCGGTGGCGTTCTGTTCTTACGATATTATCCCAAGCAGATAGGACATCTTTATAGACTAGGTGCCTTTCCATATCTATAACAAGCTCGCCCTGCACATTTTCAAGTCCTGTCTCAAAGTCATTAATGGTTAAAACACCATTGCCTGTGCCTTTGATTTTTAGGATAGGTTTAGCTTGAACATTGCCGGGATTTTGTAGAGTACCGCCATTAACGAGAGGCACCTCTTGCTTACCTGTTTTTAAATATTTGATAGGGTGGATTAAGAAGTTGATTTTCAGTCTGCCGAAATTCCTTAAAACCTCCTTTATGCTAAAAGGGGTGATATGTGTTGCTTTATAGATATAATCAGGCTCCCATGACAACTCTAAGTCTTTCCAACCTTTTACATTCAGCCAATTGCTTATGTCAGTTTCTACTTCGGTGAGTCGTCTTTTGCTATATAGACGTAAAGGGTAAGACCGTTCAATAGCCTCAAGCCTTTTATTGTCCTTTAAAACCACACCATCACGACCAGGTACCTTAACTTGATCAACATCGTAAAAGGACGAGTCATGCTCAACGTCATTAATAATTCTCAAATCAAAATCTGAAGATTTTTTACCATCAAACTTGATAAAAGCTGTCATTTAACATCACCTAACCTTCCTTGTTGTTGTTGAATATACCAGCTAAATTCTCTGAATAAGCGTTGATATTTCTCGCGGCTATTACCGTCGGATTCATCAACCTTGACATTAAGGGTAAAACTGTTATTTGAGTTATTTGTGGTCTGATTAGCAATCCCCGCAACTCCTCCGCCAAATCCAGAGGCTATTTCTGGGGTCGCATTAATCGTCATTGACTCTTTTAGCTTTTGCATAGATGAGTCAATGACTTTTCTATCCGCATCAATACCTACAGCGATACCCTGAGGGATAAAACGTCCAACCTCATCCCTCATAACACGAGATGGCGAGTGGATATCTAAGGCACTTTGAATTGTTGCGGTGATACGTGCCGCAATGCTTTGAGCTGCCGCTAAAGCTGCCCCCGACCCTGCATAAATACCATTGGCCAAACCTTGCATGGCATTAACACCATGAGAGTGCATTGGACCACTCATCGTGCTAAAAGCATCTGTGATTTGGTTCGACTTGCTACGCATGTCATTAACAATCTGCTGTCCTTTTTGAGACATCTGTTGAGCCAAGCTCTGCATGGTTTGCATAACTTTTGACGTTCCATTTGTCACACCATTACTCAAGCCATCAGTAATATGGCCACCGTACTCAGTAAATACTCGCGATGGCGAGTGGATACCCAACTCTCCTTGGAAAGAGCGTTTAACTTCTTGACCCATTTTGACACTTGCGTCACTTGCTTTACCTGCCCCTTGACTTATACCTTGAGAAACCCCATTAGGGATTTCTTGACCAAGTTGAGCAAAGTTAGCAGCTTGCAGTTCCGCCTGTAATCCCGTAGAAACATTAGTGACCATCCCTTTAACTTTTTCTGGCATTTCCACACCTGCTGAGTCTAAAACGCTCCCCATTGCATTTTTAGCAGTTTCTGTGGCTGCTCTAAAGTTTTCCTGCAAGGGTGCTAGCTCGGCATCTGTTGCATCCACAAAAACTTGCGTCTGTGTGGCTCCTTCAGGACCCATGCGCCTTAGTTGCTCCAAAATACCTTGATCCACACCACGCTGAGCCAAAATCTCCAAATTAGTAGCCCACTGTTCAGTAGCAGCTCTATTTTTTTCAAGGTTGGCATTCATTTGATCTACTGATAATGCCGTCTTTTGTTCGATAGCATCAAAAATAGATGTCGTTGTCTCTAAAAGTTCAGAGTACTTAGTGCGCATATTGTCTATGGCAGTTCGTTGAGCTTCTGACATATTTTCGTACGCTATAACCTGTCTTGCTGATCCTGATTCTTCAGCGGCAGCCATAGCGTCTGCAGCAGCTTGTTGAGTAGCTGATGTCTTGTTATACTCCTCCTGCAGTTGAGTCTGCATATTTTTAAGTTTAGCTTCTTCTTCTGTGAGTTCTGCAATCTTTTCTTTTCGGACGGAATCGGAGACGTTAGCTTCTTCATTCCACTTTTTACGTAGCTCGGCATTTTCAGCTAGCTTTTTACTAACCTCACTACGTTTCTGTTCAATATTTAACAGGTTTTGTTGTGCTGTTTGCCATGTGCTTTCTGCTTCCATGGCGCTAATGCGTGACTTAATTTGATCTGCGTTGTGCGAAAGAGAGTTTGAGTTTTTATCGTAGGCCAAGTTCAAGCCATCAATAGATCCATTAAGCTCGTCAATCTTATTCTTCAGATTTCGTTTTTCGCCTGCAGTTTTGTTTTCTTTGGCTGCTAACTTAATGATTTCATCAGCTAATTTTTGATGAGCAGCAGTGCTTTCTTTGACGGACTCAAGGCCCTTCTTACGCTCTTGCACGCCCTCACGGACAGAATCTCTTAGCTGTTTATTACTTTCAACTAGCCCTTCTTGTTCTTTTTTCAGCTTTTTAGTCTCATCTGACTCTTTAGTTAGCCATGACCACAAACTTACTCCAACAGCAACTAACGCACCAATCGCACCTACTACCCAACCAACGGGACCTGTTAAGGATACAAGTGCTGCTTTTAACGCAGTTACCGCAGCAGTACTGGCTATGGTTGCAGCAGTAGATAAACTGATAGCGCCTGTCATAACACCATAAATCACGGTACTGGCTTTTAAGACACCTAACTGAGATAGTCTTGCAACCATATCTGCTTTAGTCATCGTGGTACTTACCGCTTGTACCGCAGTCACAGTCTTAATGGTTGTTGCTCCAATACTCATTGATGCAGATGCCATAACCCAAGCTCTATTTAGCGCTTTAATCATTGTTATAGTCTCATTAACTGCCCTCATGGCAGCTAGACCAGATGCTACACCAACTAAGGCGGGCGACAGAGCTTTGACGACTGATATTCCAGCACCAATAACACTAAACAAAAGTTTAAATAGCGGTGTACTAGCTTTAATACTTGCATTGATGGCGCTAAAAGAGGCATTGATAACAACTTTCAAACTATCAAAATGATCAGCTATGCCCTTACCTGTTGCAGCCTTAGATAAATCATCCAAAGCCTTAATGCTGTTGGCCACACCTTTTGCAATAGCGTTCTTGATGTTGTTAAAAGAGGTTTCAATCCCTTTACTATTTTCTTTGGCTAGTTCTGCAAAACCGCCGACACCATCATTTAACTCAATCAACTTATTAGAAAATTGGTCAAATGTTATTTGCCCGTTTTTTAATGCCTCATAAAAATCCTTTTGAGCTGATGCCCCTGCAAATCCAAAAGCTTCCGCAGTTTGTTGCAAGGCATAAGGCATTGTTTCTTGGAGGGTTTTCCAAGCTTGCATATCAACCTTACCAGCTGATAGCATTTGGGCATACTGCTCCAGCCCTCGGCTTGCAGCCTCTGATGAAGCTCCTGAAGCTAAAAAGGCATTATTTAATGCTAGTGTGAGATTAGTTGATTTATTGATATCCTTAGTAATAGAGGTCAAACGTTGAGCGGTTCCGACAACCTCGTCTAAAGTTGTTGGTAGTCCATCAATTCCGTTCGCTAACTTATCAGTTGATCTAGCAACATACTCAGCGCTATGCCCCATAGCTTTCATGACCCTTGGATATTTTTCAAGCGTGTCAAATCTTGTGATAGCCTTGCCAAGAGATTGACTAACCAAATCAACTGCAGCCGAAGCTAATTTAAAGACTCCTGCACCAACCGCAAATTTTTTAAGAGAGGAGCTGCCTTTGTCACCGTGCTTGGCAACTTTATCTAACTCACTATTGAGTACCTTTACCTGCTTACCATCAACGTCAACAAGTATCGTTACCTTACCATCAGCTGCCATCGTCCTCCTCTCTTTCATCTAAACTGTACTTAGCCTTTAGCTTACGCATGTTATCTCTGTATTTTTTACTGCCTTCACCATCATCTTCCCACTGTCTAATGGCTATGATACGCTGCATGACAGTATCGTCTGGAAGAGCATTTAAAAGAGCCTTGAATTCAATCCAAGACAATCTGTTTTGCTCTTTTAAAAGATTGATTTGGTAGGCTTGCCTAAAGCTCGCATAGATAAACTCAGCGTCTAAACTCAAATCAATGACTTTTTTGTTATCCTCTTTTTCTTTTACTACAGGCATTGGATTCCCTTTGATGTCGAGCTGAGGTTTCTCGGGCCTTTCTGCATCGATAAAATTGGTTTTGATATAAACCCAAAGATCCACCGCGTAAGTAAAAGGTAAATCTGTCCTATCTAGCAAAATATCAAGGCACAAAAAACACTTTTCCGCCTCGTTTAAAAAATCATCATCAATAACATCAAAGACATCTAAAATCTTGTTAAAGCTCAAATCAATAGGATAGATTTCACCTCTAAACTCAAACGACTCTACTAATGGATCGTTTAGTTTCATAGGCTACTCCTTTTTGTACTTTTTCGTTTTCTGCTTAACGATTTTTTCTCTTTCGATAGCTAACTCTTTGAGTTTGACCTCGATTTCCCTGCAAACAATTTCCAGAGTATTCTCGAGTGCTTCTTTGTCGGGATACTCCGCGTAGAGCTGTGCAAATGTACCTTCTCCGAATAGTAGATCATAATTGATTTCTAAGTATTTAGCTTCCAAATCTAAAGCACTTTGGGCAACATCTTTCGTAACCCCTTTATCTTCAATTTCGTTGTCTAAGTTGGCTTCGATAACCTGTTTTTCGTATTCATTGAGGCGACGATTTACTTCTGTCTCAATATCAAAAAACTCAATCAATCGCTCTTGGCTTGTATCAAACCAAAGCTCTACCTGTCCAATTTTGACCGGAAACCCTGTGCGCTTTAGGTCAACTACAATTCCAGACATAATTCCTCCTTAAAAGGGTGGTTTAGCCCACCCTTGTCTCACATCGCTACGCTCAATTCATTTTTTTTAGGTATAATTTCCTTGCTTTCCTTTGGCAGAGAGTTATAAGTAATCTTGCAACCAAAGGCTTCAAAATCGGCGGCAGCACCAGAACCAGCAATAATTTCTGTCACTGTTGCAACCCCTAGCCACTGGGTTTTCCCATCAGCCGATACAATCAAATGCCAAACTTTTCGCTCATCTCCTAGCTTATACTTAAGACTTGCAATGTGAGCTTGAGCTTTGTCTTCTGGATCATACGTCCCTTCGAAAGTGTACGCGCCCTTAACTCCTACAACGGTTGTTTCCTCTGTTCCATCTCCGTCATAGTACGCCTCATCTTCTGTCTTTTCGTCGGTATCGTCTGAGATGTCTTTAATCCATCTAGCCAATTCCAAAAGCTTCTCTTTTGTAACTTCTGTCTTTTCCTCACCTTTTACATAAGGTGCGATAAAATGCCCACGTAGGGCGTTCTTTTGTCTCATTAGTTATTCCCTTCTATTTCTAAGTGTGCTGTAATATCCAGCACATAAATATAAAAACCTTGATCGCTTAAGTCATTTAAAAACGGCTTTTCGACATCAAGGCTAATAAATGTGTACGAATGATTAAGACTTGGTAATTTTAAGTCAAAGTTAGACAAAGCACTGTTAATAGTCCACATCACAGTGCTTGCTAACTCCTGATTTTTAGTTTTGATTGCAATCTCAAAAGGCAGGCTTATCTCACGAGTACCGTCCATGTACTCGTTATTTACCTTCCCACCTGGCATTGGATAAATGGCTAAATCTTCTTGTCTTGTTAGATAGTCAAGTCTGGGCTTTATGCCTAAGTCTAATCCTTCGACAAATTGCCTCAAAACAGTTGCAAAGTCATTTGTCATTTAAATCCCATTCCTCTCAGTAAGGATTTTTCCCAATCCTTGACAATTGTTGCATTAGCTAACGCACGTTTATCCCAACGTTTGCCTGTACCTGGTGTTGTGTACTTTTTAAATTTAAAGGACTTGTACTTGTTGTAAGCACCACCATAAAACTGGGCTCTGGCGTGTGGTCCGCTCCACGTTACACCTACACTGTTAGCTCTCGAGCTTCCTCTCAAAGCTCCGTCTCTGTAAGGAACATAAGGGTTCATGGACATCATGACTTGGTTGTTCATGATGAGCTTTCCTTTAGCTAATGCTTGCGGAGATACTTTACGCTTGATGCCTCCCAACTCTACCACTACCTTAGCCATTAGATAACCTCCACTTCAAAACAAAAAATTTTGTTTGTTAGTGGGTGGTAGACTGGTATCACTTTATCAACGGTGTACTCAGTATCACCATCAATGACAACAGCATCAACCCATGACCTATCGGCTACTGTCTTACAGTATTTAGGATAAATAAAGATAACCGACGGCTTAGTCTCTTGCCTTGCATTATCTTTACCTGCGGTTGCAAGATTACGGTCAAACCTAACGGGAGAGAGTGTAAAAGGTTCGTCATAGACAAACCCTCCATAATCACCTTTATCTTTGACAAGTTTTACCTGCAGTTCGTCAATAAGCAGTCTTTTATCGATCATAGCTAATACCCGTATATCCCAACCCAACAGCTAGTAACTCATTCTCTGCATCTAGACAGAGATTAAACCTGTCTGCCAGAGTTTTTTGTTGGCTGCCTTGGCCATGCCCGACAGTGTAGCTAATACTTGTCCGTCCTAGAGATATTCCAGCAAAGGATTGTTTATCCTCTGCTGTCATTACTCCTGAGTCATTTAAATATGCTATCTGATAAGCGATTGCCCGCTTTACAGCCTTTTGCACTAGGGCTATTTCTTTTTTTAAATCTTTGTAATCATAGCGATTACGACAGTAAAGATTGACAGCGTGGCTAGCACGTTTTTCCATTTTTTCAAAATCTTCTACCTCGTCAAAACCCAAATCTTCAAATTCTTTTTGCGTTAAAAAAGCGATAATAACCACCTCCATCGGCTAAGACTCGAGAGCGTCATCTTCCTCTCTCTTGGCAGCCTTAGCCTTAGCTACTTTTTTGCGGCATCTTTAAGTGTAATTTTGACGGCTTTTTCTGCCTTATAAAGATAAACACCATAATGCTTATTAGCTACGATTTGATTAATCGCTTTTGTGATATCTCGGTCTGTTTCAACCATTGTGTTACGTTTAAGCATGATACGTAGTGCACCTTTGCGAACCATGTAGGCAGTTCCTTTAGGGCATTTGCGAGAACGCACAATTTGTACCCCTAAAACTTCACCATAAACACCAGAGACAACACGATTTGCTCCAACCTCGGTAGCACCTAACCACTCCTTCGCGGCATCTAAACGTAGGGTAGAGGCATCCGCCGGATTCATGACAATGACTGTCTCTGCGTCATCTTCGTCATTAAAAATATCTAGCGCTTTAGATACACCATCAACCGTAGCAGTAGCTTCCACAGTTTGAGTCGATTTACTTAACGCGTCAAGCACGTCTGCATCGACTTTGTGGTCAATAGCCTCAACGATTTGCTTCGCTGCCTGACCTACAGGATCCCCATACCCAGATAAGATAGCTTCGTCAGTGATTTCTACACCTTTTCCGGCTTTTTTAATGGTCATAGTAGTCTTTTTGAAGCCAAGTTGAGTCATTGGGATAGCTTCACCCTCGGCAACATCTTCTGCGTCACCGATGTAATCCCATTTAGGCACTGTTAAAGTTGTACCTGGTTGTCCTTCTAAAGTTGTATCTACTTCAGCAAGAGGAGCAAAGCGAATCGCTTTCCCTACCTCTGCGTCAATCATATCCGCTAGAACCTCAGGGTCTAGCATTTGTGCCATTTTAGTTGTTCCTACTGCCATTTTTTAATTTCCTTTCAATTGGTCATAAAGATTCTTATTTTTTAGTTTTAGGTCCAGTTTTTCTTGGTAAGACATCTTTGCAAAGTCTTCCTTAGACACCGAACCTTGTCCGTTATCAGCAGACGGGTTGCCTGCCACTGTGATTTTGGGAGCTTTATCCTTTGTTTGGCCAAAGTGAGGATACTTACCCAAAACCGTTTTGATTGCATCCTCTATGCTTGTCTCGTCAGTGACAAGACGCTCAGATAGTGCAATCACATCATCAATAGATTCAGCGTTCACACCTAAAGACATTGCTGCTAGCTTTGCGTTAAGAGCCTTATTGTTTGCCCGAGCTTCCTCAAGCTCTTTGTCTTTAGCATTCAAGATTTCTGTCTGTTTTTCTGACTCGCTTTTTTGCGACTCTTTCCACTCTTTGAAGGCTTTTAGTGCATCCTTGGCTGACTCCACATCATCAAAACCTAAGTCTTTGACTGCTTTGTTGTAGCCTTTAGAATGCTCTTTAGTTCCCACTCGATTGAGATCATCTTGTGTAAATGCTTTATCTTCTTGTTGATTATTTTCCAAGTCAGTAGTCTCTTGGTCGACGTTTTCGTTTGTCACATTTTCCATGTGCATTCCCTCCTATAAATGCGATAGGTCGCTGATTTCCGTTCTTTAACGCCTGCGGATAAAGGCATAATAAAAAGCCGTATTGCTACGACTTTGATTTCTAAAGGGGTCGAATTCGACACGGTTAAACTTTATTTCCCCCACTTCCGTTTGTAGTTTTTCTTAATATAGTCAACCGTGTCACCAATTGCCTTGATAACTGATTGGTTATCTAAAGTAGCAGCTTTAACAGTCGCTAACTCTTCGTTTGTTGCCAGAGCGTTTCGTTGAACGATTGATTTTAGCTCCATGATTTGTTTGTTTTGATTTTTAATTGCTTCTGCTTGTCTTGCGTTTTCTGCGATCAATAACACAACCGCTGTTTCCAATTTACGTTTCTTTTTGATACGTTTATTCATGTCTTCCTCCTGTTTTTAAGCATAAGAAAAGCACCTAGTTTTTAGCTAAATGCTTATAAGATTAAATTGCTGATATTTTATCAACTAGATCATCAAACTTCTTAGTTCTATCCGAGACACTTTCGCCATCTCCCGTTAAGTAACTAGAGGTTTGCTGCAACTCGTCCACTAATACATCCCAGTTATCGTCATTATCTTCAAGCTCAAACAAAGGAGAGACATCTTGATTGACAGATAACATAAAATCAATATCATCATTATTTAATATTTGATTACTTATCAACATTTCTCTGATTGTCATACTTCCTCCTTGTCCTTTCACCAGTCTTCCAAGTAGTTATAATCTTGCCTGTATGTGGGTTAATATTTACGGTAACATGGGTGCCTACATAGCGCCTTGAAACTTTCCTACCGCCATCTACTGCATCAGGTCTAATGTAAATAGGGTTAGCTAATGCAGTAGCGATGTGACTCTCAGAGACACCCCTCTCATAGATTCTTTCCAGGAGGTGTCCGCTAATTTCTTTTATAGTGATTCCATCACTTGTCTGTAAGCCTATTATATCATTGATTAACCCTTTTTTCATCACAATTTCACGCTTCATCAGGTCTGTAACAAACATTTTAGACCTAGACTTACTTTCTATCAAAAAGTCATTACTATTGACAAGATGATTAAGTGCATCTTGTTTACTTCTAACATCCGATTGATATTGCCTAATCAACTCTTTATCACCCAATTGCTTCGCAACGTGCAGTAGCTCTTTACTCTTACGTATTGATCTCTCGATTGCCCTCTGCTTAGCTTGCGCATTCGCATTAGCTTTAGCTTGTGCAGGAGTGATATTTTTTAGATGCTCTGGCAATTCTGGCTTACTATTCACACCGACGACAAACGGCGTTTTAGTGTGCTTGCAGTTGATTCCCAAGCATCCATCAGGCTCACCATGCCCGTAATCAGATAAAGCTAAGATTTTTATCCCTCCTTCTTCTCTCGCTTCGCCAGTAGTGACAATTTGATGTTGCAAAGGTGCACACATCTCTCTAGCTGTAGCTTTTTTTGAGTAATAGAAGGTATCAATGCCAAACTCCCTAGCAGGGGCTTCTTTGACTTCGTTAAAGACTCGCCAAGTCGTAGTATTGATAACGGTACGAGCATAAGAGTCTGCTCTCCACTTTCTCCCAGCTTTATCTGTAAAACCATAAAACCCCTTTTTAAACCATTTAATCACAGTTTGATTGATAGCTTGGTCAGGCGTTTTTAAGCCTGTCACCACACCAGCAACAGCGTCTTGGATTATCCCTTGATAAGCTCCTATAACACTAAATGGCAAGGTGGTGTTAGTCAAATTATGCACATCATCAATAGCTTGTCTAGCATAGTTAGATAGGTCGTCTTGGATAGTACTGTTTACCCCAGACTCTCTACCTAGAGCCTCTTCTAGCTGCTCAGACGTGTTTTTATAAATTTTAAATCCTTCATTCTTGATAATATAGCGAAGTTGAGCTTCCGCAATGCCAGAATACTTTGCAATAAGCTTGATGTTATCTGCATTAAGCAGTCCAACGTCATGTAACTTATTAGCTTGCCAAAGATAAGGGTTATCGGCTAAGCTCGCTGAGCCTCTGGCTTTTATCCTCTCAATCACTTGATCAAATAAATCAAGAGTCAGCTGATGATACATATCAGATAACTGACTAGCTTCCAAAAGAAGCTGTTCGTCATTTAACTTAATAGGCTTCTTTTTCATCTAATCACTCTCCGTATAAATGTGTATCAGTGCGCTGTTGATTGATTTCGTCAACGATTCCAGTATTAATTTCTGCAGCTATTTCTTGGGCTTTTTCCTCTGTCACGTTTAGCACTTTTTGGATGGCCATCTCACGAGTGCCAAAGCCAGCATTAACAACTTTTATCCAGTAGTCTAACTCAGCGTCTCGATCTGTAAAAACACCGTCATCAAGACTTATGCTGATGTTATCCATGCTTGGAACTTCGCTTTGGTACAAATCATAAGCTTTAGCAATCTCAAAAATAGAGATAACTAACTCTTTTAGCGATTGCTCTACTAAAGCAACAATACTGTTACGCATTTGGTAGGTGTCTGAGTTTTCAGAGACGATTTCTGTTGCAGTCTTCATGCTTTTGCCATCAAAACTAAATAATCCAGCAGATACACCTATTTGCATCTCAAACAAAGACAACCCCTCGTTGATAGCCTTGATATAGTCATCCGCTCTGATAGGTGTTGTTAGGTCCTGTATTGCGCTTGAGTCTAAATCCCTGCCACCCATACGGATATAAACGTTTTGATCAGACTCGAAGCGAGGCCTTGGAACAACATCGCCATCAGTGGTACGAACAGTTAAAGCAGTCAAGCTCTCTGGCACAGCAACTCGACGTTGACCCATCTTAACTTCCCACATAAATTCGTCATAGGTCGTATTGATAAAGTCAATCGTTGTCTTGGCGTTATCAAAGATAGATAGCCCAAGTGGGCTATTAATATCCTTGTTATTCATTCCAGGAGTCTTGAGATAAGTAAAGATAGGCCTAGTCACATCTGTAACTTTTGCCTCGTCTTTTAAGTCCTTGTATACCTCAGATAACGGCACTCGGCTACCTACTTTGGCTTTATCATCCGAGCGATATAACTCATTTGAGATAACATAATCATCAGAGCTCTGCCACTCATGGAACTCTATCAAGGTATAGTAGACCTCTTTGCCGTTGATTGTCTTAACGGACTTAATGACGACGGCGGCACTCGAAACGTCTTGCGTATTACTCTGCAGTGGCAAAAAAACAGGCGCTTGAACAAATGCTACCCTAACTTTATCACCATCCACATAAGGCCTCATAGCTAATCCGCCTAACGCTAAACAACTCTCCAGATACCGCTCGAAGTTTTTATTAAACCTGTCGTTTTTTAGTGTCTCACTAATAAATTCGTTAGCCGCATCATCATCAACCTTAATCTCTGCCTGCTCGTTAAAGACTAGACTGGCAATCTTTTTAGCAGCTGTCCGTGCAATTGGTAGATGGTTAAGATCTCTTTTTTTAGTCTCGCCGTCCGTGTTTAAGTATAAAACACTATCCCAATCGCTCTTATAATACTTTAGATTGGTTGTTATACGATCGTACTCTAGCTTACTGATAGCTATTTTAGGATGATCGGTTATATTTGTAAGACTCTGCGTTGTCATCACGTATTTACTCCTTGTAACAAGATTTTTTATTTTTTGGATTACTCCCATGTAAGCAACTCCTTTAGTTGTAATACCGATGCACAAACACGTTGACGCTGTATCTAAACTCGTCCATGGCATGGTTATCTTTATCAATAGGTTTGCCATTGTCATCACGACTATATAGCCCTATCTCTTTTAAAAAGTGGTAATGGTCATACTCTTCCTCACTATGATTAACGAGATAAAAAGCGCCATCTGAGATAATGTTTTGGCCGCGTTCGATACCGACCTCAATGCCTTTTGCTTTGCTAGATACATCTTTAGAATTGTTCGGAGCTCCCAGAGTAAATACTCCTAACTTATGCAGCTCCTCTCTCAAAGATTTACAGGCAGGATCCACAAATACCTCTGTATAGCGCATCTGATACTTTTTAACGCACCAGTCTATAAAAACTTTTAACTCTAAAGCGTAGGTTGACATAGCTTTTACTTGGCCAGTGTCAGCTCCGCTGTGGTAGTAGTGAGCTACACGATTAAGTCTGAAGCTTATCCTACCGGTATCTCTAACTCTTGTTACGATATTACAAGACATAGAGGTGGCATCTGATTGACCTCCATCTGCACAGAAATACATCTCTACTGGTTCGCCAATCAAAGCATCCAAAACATTTTTTTCCGTGTCAAAAAGGCCATAAATAACTCCCTGAGGCATGACCCGCTGTCCAAGTACATCTCGTTTGTATAGATATGGATTTTTTTTAAGACTGTTGATAATGTTTTGTTTACGCTCTGCGGTTAGTATTGGGTTATCATCCATGGTCCAATGAGTCCACCTCGTGTTCTGAACATCAAAGACATCTTTAATTACTGGATGTTGAGGTGCTGGGGGATTTAAATCTGCTAGATGATAACGTAGCTTAGCCGCCCAAGTACGCCTAAAACACTCCTGGATAAAATCCATGTGCAGTAAGTTAATCTCGCAGAATACTACTGATCCTAAAGACATACCTGTAATAGCACCAACACTGTTAACTTTACCGCCGCCTTTATAATAAACGCGCTTATTGCCTTTTGGTGTCGTGATTAACAAGTGATCTCCACGCTCGTCGTGTTTTATTTCGCAGTTACCGTCAAATATATGCATCAAACCCGTACCATCGCCGTCGATAAACAAACGATAAGCTTGTTCTTGATTATAAGCAGTCACAAGGTGATTTTCATCTTCTGACTCAATCAGATACCTAGCATAACGAAAATGCCCAGCTGTGGTCTTTCCGCTACGAGGGGTCAAGTGCCCTCGTTGACCTCTAATTCGTAGTTAAAAGGGCGTCTAATGACGTCTTTTTGTTTATTTGAAAAGATAATCTCCAAGGCTAATCACCTCCTTCCACAGCATCTAACAAGGCTCTCATTAAGCTAGTATCAGGCTTAGCGCCCTTCTCTGCGTCAAGTTTGACTTTAAGCAGCTCGATGCGCGTTCGTTGCTCGTCTGTGGCGAGCTCCGCGGCCTTAATTCGCTGTCTTTGTTCTTTTCTATCCAGGCTATCTTTGACCTCGGTAGTTGTAATTTTAGCTAATAGCTCTGCAGATCTAACATCACCCTTTAAAGCATTTTCCACAAGCTTGAGTGCAATAGCTGATTGATTTGTGGGGGAAATATCCAATTGTTCTAATTGTTCTCGAAGCAAGGCGCTTGGTACAGTTGATCCTAACACCAGCTCCACAGCTTTTCTCAAATTCGCTTTTTCCCTCCTAGCTTTGCCGGAAGCTATGCCTCCTTTTTTTGCAATTTCTCGGAGTTCGCTCGGGGTTCGTTTGGAGTTTGGTATCAAATTATCTTCATTTGCCATCGCCTCACTTCCTTACTTTTAAATATAAAAAAAAGGCTTTCGCCCTTTTAAAATTATTTTATAGTCCTAGCCAATTAATAATAAAGGCTTGATCATCTTGATAAAAAAAGTTATTTTTGATATCTTTTGCAGTTATTTCTTTAATTGCGCTATAAAACAGATTGTAAACGAGATACTCAAGTTCGTTGGCGTATCTATATTTTAAGGCCGAATCTTTTTCGCTTGGTTCAATATTTTAGATTTTGTGAATTACTTTTGTTACTAGCATGTTATTTACCTCTTTGTCTTTGTGATCACATGATAGCTCTGAAACACTGTTAAGTCAACGGTTTTAAGGGATTTTTAGTTTAGTTGTATAACACTTTCTCCAGTTAATTCTTCCCAGCGTTTTATAATGACATCTACATATTTTGGGTCATATTCCATTAATCTAGCGTGACGACCATTTGACTCACAAGCAATTAACGTTGTCCCAGAGCCACCAAACAAATCAAGGGCAATGTCGCTTCCCTTTGTGTTGTTTTTGATTTGGTAATCAAAAAGTCCGACAGGTTTCATTGTTGGATGAACGCCATTTCGTTGAGGTTTCTCATAATCAATAACTGTTGTTTGCTTTCTGTCTGAAGCCCACAAGTGACCAGCGCCATCTTTCCAGCCATAAAGACAAGGTTCGTGCTTCCAATGATAATCTTGGCGACCGAGAACCATTGAGTTTTTATTCCAAATTAAGCATTGACGTACTGTCCAACCGATATCAAAACAAGCACCTCTAAAATTATAGCCTTCTGAATCAGCATGCCAAATATAAAAAACAGCGCCTGGCTTCATAACTTCATTTGCAGAACTAAAAGCATTAACCAAGAACTGTCTAAAACTGTCATTATCCATACTGTCGTTTTTTATAGTTAAACTATCTTTTGTTTTACCCTCATAAGCCACGTTGTATGGTGGGTCTGTAAGTAGTAAATCAGCTAATTCTCCATTCATAAGTTTTTTAACATCGGCTCCATTTGTACTGTCGCCGCACATCAACTTGTGACTACCAAGTTGATAAATGTCACCAAGTTTTGACTTTGGCTCATCTGGCACAGTCCCTGTAAAATCGTCTAAATCTTTTTCATCTTCGATTAAATCATCTAAATTATCTAAAACGTCAAATCCAAAAGCAGACATATCGAGGTCTAAAATGTCGTTTAATTCTTCGTTTAACAAATCTAAATCCCAAACCGCAATCTCACCAACTTTATTGTCAGCAAGTCTGAACGCTTTAATTTGCTCTTCAGATAAGTCATCTGCGACAATAACAGGAACTGTTTCTAGCCCTAATTTTTGGGCTGCTTTATAACGAGTGTGGCCGTTTACGATTTCGCCGTTTTTATCAACGACAATAGGCACTTTAAAACCAAACTCTTTAATAGATTCAGCAACTGGTCCAACAGCCTCATCATTGTTTCTAGGGTTATTTTTATAAGGTGTTATTTCACTTAATTTTTTGTCCACAAACTCCATGTTTTATTCCTTTTTTACATAATAAAAAGTCACCACAATGTGATGACTAATTGGTTAACCATAGATAAATAGCCAATTGGTTAAAAGGTTATCTCTTCTTGCTATTTTGCTATACTACAATATTAACACAGCTATTAGTATTATGTAGTATCAATTTGTATCTAATTAGTATTTTTTAGTATCAATTCCAGACTTTCCTTTCCACGCCTAACAAACATAAAGTATTTATTACGATTTCCTATGTTTAAGCGTTCTCTGGCTCTTTCATAGTCTCCATCGCAGTCAAGATAAGTCGTGAGTAAAACGTGACTCTCACAAATGCCCATGCTTTGCACAATCAAATTAGCCATTTCTTGTCGACGGTCTTTTAGTTGCTCAATCTGATCGCTATAATAGCCGACCATGTGTAACATTTTTATGTTTTTGTCTTCCTGTGATTGTTTAACCCCGCCAGATACCTTCATATCAGACCACTGAGGAGACTTAACGAGCGACCGACTCATTAGGTTAGCGTCTCTTTCAAGGGTCTCTATGAGATGTGGGATAGTCTTTAATTCTTCCAAAAAATTATTAGCTTTTGTTGTCGGAATGTTGCCCATCTAACTCTCCATTCATGATATAATATTGTTGGGTATTTAATCATGAAGGCGTTCGCATGGACGTCTTTTTTTGTGGAGAAAAGTCCTCTCTTTCCTTTGTTTTTTGACACAGGCGCACGATGTCGTGTTAAAGCATTAGCGACGCCTTGGATAATCACGGATGACCGATAACCCGCTTTAGATTTGTTTTGGTGTAAGGAGGTTCTCGTTTCTATTTTTTTAATTTCGGTCCACCCCCACAGAGCCATCGCAGGCTCTTGAGCGCTTGCGTGGGGTTATAATTTTGTCAGCGATACCCATTTAAACTGTGGAAACTGTTCTGCTTGTTTGCGGGTGCATTTAGTAGCCTGATGTGGATTATCAACATAAGATATATACCTGCAAGTTTTATATAAATAATACTTATGCCATTTTTCGCTATATAACACTCCTAACTCTTCAGTCATTCAGTCACCTCTTTAGCAAACCCCTCTTTCCAAGCCCAATCGAAGTCTTTGCGGATTTATTGTTCTGTGAGGTGATTGCTGTTTTTATTGTAGTAGCAATCCTTTGCTTGTAATACGCCTTGCTTGTAGCCAAGATAATAGCTAATGTCGTTCTCAATACCAAATTCCTTAAAAATACCTTTAATCCAGACGGCTCTGTCGTGCTCTGGTAGTTCTCGCATTTTAGCAATAATATTTTTAAGATATTTAGGTGACTGCCCTGCGTATCCGTCTGGTTTTATTTTTGTTCGCTCAAGATCATAAAAGGCGTCAACACCAGCATGATTTACATGTACTCCACCATTTGAAAAGGACGAATTGATAATACCTTCAACCCACACTTTATCGCCTATTTTCGCTTCGTTAGTGTTCATTTTGTACCTCGCTTAAAAAATTATAAATATCAGTTTGAATTCCTTTTTCAAAAAAGACTGGTTTGAAACGTACTAAGCATTTCTTCCTTCGCTCTCTTATAAAAATCTTTTTTTATTTCAAATCCATAAGCATTTCTATTCATTTCGATTGCTGCACGAATTGTTGATCCGCTTCCAGCAACAGGATCAATAACCACATCATCAGGATCTGTGAAAATCTCAATTAATCTTTTTAAAACTGGGATTGGTTTCTGTGTTGGGTGGATAACTGGATAAGAGCTATCCTTTTCCCACGGTGCATGATTAAGGATCATAGCTCCACCGTTATTGAATTTTGGTAACTTATCTCTGTATAAAACCGTTGCCTCCTCGACAGCACCAACAATTTTCATATTAGCTTTTAGTACTTGAGGGCTTGATTTCTTTGTAAAATATAGTGGATAGGCATTATTGAAACCGTGTTTTTTACCGCATGCAATGACCAGCTCTCGCTGCTGCCAAGCGTGAAAAACAATCATTGCTGGCGCTTTTCCTTTTTCCTTTGGCTCTTTTCGTAAGAGACGGCTACAAAAATCAAAGAAATTATTGATTTTAAAATCATTGTCTGTATCAAAAAATGATTTACCTGCTAGTTTACTTTCGCCATTTTTGTTGCTTCCATTTTCGTACCAACGCGGGTCGCTCGCATAGGCATTATTGCCTAAGTTATAAGGAATATCCGCAATAATTAATTGCGCTCTTGGTATGTTGTAACGTTTAGCGTTCTCAAAATGATCATTATACAATTCGCATTTCACATCACTATCCCCCATTTCCAGTAAGCTCAAATTTAACAAATGTCATCCAATGTGTAGTGCCTCTTTGCTGACCAAAAAGCGGTTTAAATGGAATTGCTGACAAAACTTCTCTTACATTAACCTGGCAATCAGACCATTTAAAAACTAAAGTTCCTCCTACTTTTAGAACTCTCATACACTCTTCGAAACCTTTTGAAATATCTTCTTTCCAGTTTTCTTTATCAAGTTGGCCATACTGGGCTTTCATAATTGAGTTTTGTCCAACATATTTTAAGTGTGGTGGGTCGAAGACAACAAGGTTAAAGCTATTACTTTCAAAAGGCATATCACGAAAATCACCAATTACATCAGGGTTGACATTGATTTTTTTGCCGTGCATCTCAAATTTTTCTTGTCTGACGTCCATAAAAGTTGTGTGAGGTTCGTTTTTATCAAACCAAAATAGGCGACTTCCACAACAAGCATCTAAAATCTTGATGTCTGTCATTCTCTATCCTCCATTACCTGTCATTTCCGCAATCCGCTTTGTCTGTCTCTGATTTTGCTCACTCGCACGTTTAAGCTGCTTTTGTGTCCTGCTTAGCTGTGTACGTAGTCCTGTGATTTGCGACTCGTAATATTGTCGTGCGTCGCGATAGCTAAAATACGACACGGTTACCATCATCCCAAATATTGCGATTGCAAGAAACAATAGTGCTTTCCAATCGTTTTTTAGGACATTAATTATTTTATTCAAGTCATCACGTAAATTTTGCAATAATTCATCTGTTGTCATTCTTCCACACTTTCTATCAGGTCGCTGTTCTGATATATATTCCCGATAACTTCGCAGTCCTCGTTTCTTAACCACAAATCTGATCCGCGTCGTCTATTGTCAATGCGCCAAGAACCACCTCTGAATTGATTCACTTTAAAAAATTCTAAATCACTAGTAATTGTATATTGTAATTTCACGACGTCTCCCTCAAAAATCTCCACGCCGTTTTTATCAAACAGTCCTGTTGATTGCCTGAGAATATAATCATCAAGGTTATCCTCGACAAAATGAAACGTCTCTAAGCGACCAGAGCGAAACTCATCATCTGCTAAGCTGCATCTGTATATTTTGCGTTCACTTGATTTAAAGCCATCAATGCTATACATTTTTTTAGTTTTTTTGTTAAACCCTCTAAAATTTGGTATCATTTCTCTACCTCTCTCAAATAATATTCTGTCGCTCGCTTATCATTAGCTAACTCTAGCTGTCTAATAAACCGCATCGCTTCGTTTTTGGTTGCGAACTCGTGCTCCTTAAACAGTTTTTTGTCATAGATCGCGTAAGTCGCTGTAATACCTTTGTTGTAAACTCTCACAACGTGTTTTTTAGTAGTAGTCATGTGTCTCCAATTCATCAAGATAGCCTTGATTGACATAGTATGAGCCAATCAAAATAGCATCCGCTTCATCATCTTTTACTGTTTTTCCGCAATATTCGAGAGCTTTTTCTTTCGATTGTGCTTTCATCGCTTTTTTAGAGCGGTCTTTGTAGCTAAACTTCCAGTGCTTACGCCACGTTGATACATTTATAAAGGCGACGTTATCAGCTATTAATCTTCCTAAGATAATTCCTGTAACAATACCGATTTTAAGCATGGATTGCTGGTTAGGTCCCATAACTGAATTTTTTTCGACTGCGATTGTACTAAAATAGCAATCGTATTTTTTTAATGCTCGTGACTGGATTAGTCCTAATTGGCTAGCCATATAGCGTCCGCGCTCAAAGTAGGATTTACTCTTATGTTTTAAGACACCACTCTGGATAAGGTCTGAGCCTTTAAATAAGGCCCACCCTGTTCCAGATGTTGAGATGTCTAACGATAAAACTAGATTGCTCATTCAAGCACCCCACGAATACCAAGGTTTTCAAAAATATTTCTCTTGTTATCTTCGATAAACGAGAATACTTTTATGATTTCGTCTGTGTCTTTTTTGTGATTTTTGCCACAATATGATGATGTTATGCTAATTTGTCCCTTCGACCTGGCTTCAAGCATCAACTCGTATACAGGCTCAAACAAATCTCCGTTTTCATCAAGTGATGGCTCATCTAATTTTTTAAATTTAGAGGTAAATTCCCACCTCTCCGATAAATGTCCTGCAATCACAAAAGTTTTGAGTGCTTTATCGCTTATAACGACCATTCCTGTTTCTGTAATTTTGATTTGTTCCATATTTCTCACCTTTTAAAATCCACACTCGCCCTAAAATTGTGTGTGAGCATTGGCAAGGACGAGTGTAGCAATTCTTCATATCATCAATCCTGTTGACTTGACGATATTCCAACTTTCCTTTCTCGCTCGGAAAATTTAAACTTGCAAAGGCCGAGCTTCACTTTGCAATAGGTTATTAAAAAATCTCTACCCTTACAGACAATTTATTTTGTCTGCAATATTCGCATTTTCCACAAGGCTTAGGCTTTTCTATGCCTTTTTTAACGTCATCTAATCGCTTAATGCTTTGTGCTAGGCTATCTAACTCTATCTGCATAGCATCTACATTTTGGATCCTGATGGCTCTTGTATCTGGTGGTGTCTCTTTAGTAACTGCGTAAATAATCGGTTCAAACGGTTTATTGTATTTGGCTTCTAACATGGTTTTGTAAGCGGCCATCTGCAAGATATATCCGTAGGCCTCGAACCATCTGACACGCTCTTCGCCATTCCAAATCGTGTCGTCAATCGGCCCTTTTGTTGTTTTGATATCTACAAAATAGCCACGCTTGACGTTTAGGCAGTCGATTTTACCTTTAAATTCCACACCGCCAAGAAATCCTGTGATTGCCGCCTCCTTTTCCCCTTGGTAGATAGCCATAAAGTTACTGTCACTTTTAAGAGCGCCAATCATTTGTTCAGCGACTAAGTAGTCCTTTTTTAATTGACCTTTTGTCGTTCCTCTGGTCGAAATCATTTCAGAGCCGTTTTGGGCTTTGAATTCTTCATGAGCTTCTTTACTCTCAAAGTAAGAGTGGACATAGTTCCCGACGAGCAGCGCAGTGTTATCTCTGGTATCTGTCCAATTCCCTTGTAATTCAGCAAGCCCCCTCGCTTCGCACTCTCTAAAACGCTTGTACTGACTAATAGACCAGTATCTGATAGCTGATTCACGACTATAATAATCCTTTCCGAGTAAATCTAAACTAGTCATCTAGCAACCTCTTAATTACTTCATCAATAGGTGTATCGCAAAAGACAAACTCTTCTCTTTCCCTATCTCCAACGAATTGAACAACCACTACTTTTTCATCTAAATTGTCAAAATTTAAAGCAGATCTTTCCCAAACGCCAACAACATATTCTGGATTAATATAATATCCTTCGATTTTTACAAGTTTAATCATATTAAGTCTCCGAGGTTATCAAATAAGTTGCCTTCGCTAGCTTTAATTTCCCCTGTTTCTTGGTCAAAATCAGGAATCTCATCTGCTGGATAAGAGGTGTCTTCTAAAACCGTCTTATTTTCGTCTGTGAGCGTTTTTTCTAGTTCTGAATGTAAATCTTTAATTACATCTTTTAAATTGCTAGGAGCGTCCTTTTTTTCGTTCTGCGTGCCGATTAAGTCATCAAGGCTGTTTGTTTCTTGTGGTGTGACATCTTTTGGAATGACAATCGTTGAATCTGCGTTATCCGCTTCTAGAGCATCCTGCATTTCAACAGAAAGAGGGGCATACTTGCTCAGTAATTCCTTGAGTAATGTCTTGATAGCCATTGGATCAAATTCTGTCGCCCAAGGCGTTCCTGGTTTAAAATCTCCTGTTTTCTTATCAAAAGTTTTAGAATACTTTTTGGCATGTTCGTACACTTTTTCTTTCGGCCAGAAAATCATCTTGTAAAAGCCGCTGATTAGTTCTAAACTTGCAAAGTAGCCTTTTACAACACCAGAGTCAACGTAGTCGCCCGTTAGCTTCAACTGCCCTCTAATCTTGTCATAACCAAGGAATTCCTCTTCGTATATGATTCCGTGTTCAATATTTCGGACTTGTCCACTTCTTTGAGCTAGCTGTATAAGTCCTCTATATCCGATTTGAAATTGCGCTTCGTTTACTGTGATCCAACGATTTCCATCCTTGTAATTTCGGTTGTACGGCACCACGTAAGCAAAACCAAGACTAGGCTCGATTGGTAAATTAAGCACTGCTGCTTTCATAGCCGCTCCCATAATTGACTCAGATGTTGCTTTGGCTAGAAGGTTATTATTGCTGATGATTGATAATAAGCTAGTTGTAAATTGTTCGGCTCGTGCGCCGACAACCTGCTCAATCCTGTTTTTTACTGCTGGCGATTTAAAAAAGCTGTTGTGGTTGTTTTGTGCTAATTGATTTGTCATTAGATACTACCTCTTAAAATTTCGTCAAACATTCCGTTTACCATACTTTTAACTTTTTGCTCTTTTGTTAACTCTGGAACATCCTCGCCATCAATAAATTTTAGGTCATATGATGCTTCGATAACTACAACATCACACCCAAGCGTTTCTGCCAAATTATCAATTTTTTCTTTTTGTATGTTGTAAGCTTCTTCTGGTAAAAATGATGCCAGTTGAATGCTATCTGTAAGTTCCACATTATAAGCAAGTACATCTTTTTTGTTTTTGAAACTCTTTAAAAAACTTCCGTCTTCAGTGTTTCTTAGCACTACAATTTTTTCTTTGATGTTCATTTCATTTCCTCTTCCTGTGTTTTAGTTGCTCTCCCAGTCTTCACTAAATTTAAAATCATTGGATTTGCTCACATAATCCCTCGACTGCAGCATGTATATCTGTCTGACCTGCGCCAAGATATGTTATTCCCGCTGCTAAAAAGACTTCTCGTGAAGTTAGAACTCCACCGAGCTCATCAATTGCCTGATCAAGGTATATGCTAAACGTTTCAAGTTCTTGTTTAGCTCTGATTTTTGCTTTTTCTGCTTGTTCTGGTGTCATATTTTCTCCTAAATCGCATATTTCTTGCGCAATTGCCGCAATAGTGTCATGTACTGTGATTTATCAACAAGCCCGAAATCAAGCAATCTCTCACGTTCTTGATGGCTTGCTCTGTACCAGATAAGCGTTTCTCTATGCTGTTTTGTCATAACACATTCTCCTGTTTATATCGCTCTATTCTTAATCGGTCTGCTTCTGCTGTTGTCATACCGGTTCCAAAAGCGTATAGGTTTATCCAATTAAAAATTGGCTTAACTCCATTTTTTTCGATTCCTTCGGCGCAGTAACTAGCAAACTTAGCAAAAGTCTCTTTACTCGCCGTTTTACCAAAATCTTTTTTGATTTGTTTGTTAAAAAAATTAAAAATCTCCTGATCCATCTTCTATACCGTCCATGCTTCCTAGAGCAAATTCTTTTAAATCTGGTTCTTTGTAGTCTGGATTCGACCAGCTTGGGACGTTGGAAAGTTGACCTTTACCTTGACTTAGCTTTTTATTTTCAAATTGCAACCTAGCAAATTCGACTTTCTCGACTGTATCAATCCCTTGTCGTTTCCAGTTATTTAGCACTCTGTTTAAATATCTGAGGTTCGGTGCATTATATAGAATTGTCGATTTTAGTGCTTCATTAACTACTTCAACAGGCATTTTCTCTTCATCAATCCACTTGTTAATATCCTCAATCTCAAACGGGGATAAGAGACGCATCCAATTATTTTGGAAATTATCAAACAGTTCTTTTTTGTCCACTGGCTCTCCTTTCTTCTTCATCATCTTATTGTCTGTTAGTATTTATTGTTATTTAGTATTTATTTAATGTTAGTATTTATTAGTGTGCGAAATTCTAACTTTAGATTTTCTAACTTTAGATTTTCTAACTTTAGAAAATCGCATTTTAGTCAGAAAGTTCTCTTTCTATCTGCTCAACTAATTGCTTGTAGGTTTCATCACTTATTTTACAATCTGAGCAAAAACGATAATGTTGTAAACCATCTGATCGCCTGATGATTTTCTTATAGGTTCTGACATATCCAGCTTGCTCAAGTTCTTTTAGACCTGCTCTAACCGATGCAAGTCCATCTGAGTGCCTTTTTGCAAGCTCCTCAGGATATACTCTCCATTCCTCTTTATTTCTCAATATCGTCAATAACAAACCTACTGCTTTATATGACAAGTTATTGTCATCTATAAATTCATTGCTAACACTAGTAAAATTACCTCGTAGCGTCTTGAAAAATGTACTGCATTAGCTGATCACCCCTCCTCTAGAGCGCTTCTCGTTCCACCCTTTGCTGTTTTCTAAAGCTACTTCCCTAAAAATTCTTCGCTTATTCTCTGGTGAATTATGTTTTTTTATGACTTCATACTGAATTCTTGCAATGATTGCTAAGATAATCGTTGTTGTTAATAAAAATAGTTCTAATTTGTTCATGTTACGCTCCTCTAGCACTCCCCAGCGCTTATTGTTTCATTAAGTGTTTGATTTCGTTGACATCAGCAAGACAATACATTTTGTCTTTACCGTTTTTAAAAGATTTAAGGCCATAGCTCTCCATGCGTTTTATAGTTTGCCATGAGTAGCCGTATTCATTGACGAGCGTTGTTTGATTGACCCACTGATTCGCTAAATCTTTTTCCTGTATGAGTTTCTTAAACTCATCAAAAAGCTCTTCTGCTATCTGCTTTTTTAGTAAATCGTAAGTAAGTTGTGATTGCATAGATTTATCACCCCTTTCGTGGTATAATCTAAGTAAATAGTATTCTTTAGAGTCCGATTGCCGTCGGACTTTTTTTGATATAATCATCTCGAAAGGAGGTGATTATATGAATAAAGATTTCAACAATTTCGCCCAATCTCTAAGCAATGGTAAAACCGAAGAAATTCTGGAAGTTATTGAGTACCATTACAATAGATATGCGAAAGAAAGCGAAGGGGGATCTGTAAACCTTGAAAAGTTAATACTTAGCTCATCATACTTTGCGGCTCTCGAAATGGTTCGACACTATCACGAGTGGCTTCAGCAATCTGACGACTAAAATCAGATAACTCCTCTTTAGACATCAGCTTGAGACTGATGTCTTTTGCTTTTCTGTTTTTCTTCCCGCTATACGGATATCGTTTTGGTCTCATGTGGTTTTCCTTTCTATCTGTGTAGTTCCTCCTGCGTGCTATAATAAAGCTATCATTACGAAAGGAGGAAAAGTTATGCAACGTCAATACGTTTCATCTAGTAACGCCCGAAGTGTTGATTGGGAAAATAACACTTTGGAAGTTGAGTTTAATAATGGTTCTATTTACCATTATCACAATGTAAGCCAAACGGAATACCGTTCTGTTCTTGTTGGGTCTGTTGGCTCAAATATTCATAGATTAGCTAAGATACACACTTATACACGTATTGTCTAATCTAGTAGAGTTCCGCTCACTGGGTGGAACTCTTTTGTTTCCACAAGCCGAATACCATCCACCGTGATAATAATCTTGCTATGTAAACATGTCTTTGCTAGAAATTCTGAACCAGCTTCTAGTTGTTTGATTAAATCCTCTGGCATACTTTTCTCCCTTCGTTAGTTTTGTTACGTTTCTAAACTGGCAGATATTCCTGGTTAAGGAATTTATTAATAAAGTATTGTTGCCCTTTACCAGTAACTTTTGGGGTTACATTTGTTGTAGTGTGACCGTCAGAGTGATTGATGGCTGTTTTTTTGAGTTCAAACAATCCAAGCTGCATACTTTTTTGCGTTGGCTGATTCCAAGACTCACCACGGCGACTGATTAGGTAGCCGTTGGCTCGTAACCACTGAAATAGCTTATTCTGACCAATATTGACTCCATTCTGTTTCAGGATTTTAGCTAACTCACCAATCAGACAAGATGATTTGCTAGCACTTACAGCATCAGCAAATAGTACTTTGGGACGGTCTGCCTCAATCTGAGCCTCTAATTTATGCACTTTCTTGTCCGCCATCAGCAACGCCCTTGCCATGATTTTCTCAGGACTGTTGAAATCTTTTTCAACCTGGATGAAGTATTTACGGACTTCTTTAGATTTTTCATTGCGTTGAAGCATAGCTATTTCTTTTGCCATGTCTAGTTTAAGTACATGGTCTTGACTAGGGCGACCTCCTGTACTTTTGCTCAAAAATGAGCTAAAGTCCTGACCTTCTTCAAAGCCATATTCGGCCATTCTTGGAAACCAATCTTTATAAGCTGTTTTAATTTCAAGCACTTTGTGCAAGTCCCGACCACTGACAACTGGTTCATGGTTATCGTTTACTGTAATATTGATTATTTGATTCATTTGATGCCTTTCTATCTGATTTTTAAATCTGAAATAACTTTTAAAACAAAGCGATTTGATGCTGGGTCTTTTTTTCGTCCGGCGAGAATATTCGCTACATCTTGCGGTTCTTTGTCATAAGTAACTGCTAGATCAACTTGTTTAAGGTTGTTATCAAGCAAATACTTCTTTATTTTTTCGATGGCGATTGCGTTATCTGGCATTTATATACCTCCTTTTTCAAAAATAAGTAGAAAATATTAATAAAATATACGGAAATCGTTATTCTGCTCAATAATTTTTGTAACCATCTTGATTTTTTTGACTTACAATCTTATAATGAAAGTACCTTTATTACAGAAAGGAGCTGATGTTATTGTTAGCAGAATTTTTGAAAGGTACTGTGCTCTCATAGGTAAATAGACACATTGCTCTACTCGGAGCCGAAGCGGACTAGACGCGCAAAACTAGGAATGAATCTAAGTCGAAAATGTCTATCACTTTAAATTAGAGATAGATGGAGTGGTGGCATGACACGTAAAAATATTGCCGTTATTCGACTTAGGGGTATAGAGTCGTTGTTGCTACCTATAAACCATGCAGTGCTGGTTCCCAATCCAGCGAAGATTTGTTTTGTCTGTCCGATGGGCAGAGAGCTAATCAAAATTGGTGGGTGCTAGAGTATCGGACACTCTAGCATTTTCATTTCGAGCAGAATAATTTCCGTAGCACCATCTAGATAGCAGCTAGGTGGTGTTTTATACTTTTAAACAAAAAAGTACGCTATCCAATCGATAACGTACATGATATAATATTGACTGGCACTACTATACCTGCCTTAGCTAAGGAGGTGACGTCTATGTGCGAAACTATCTTCACAACTATCATCGCACCGCTATTGGTTGGAATAATCCTGTTATTAATCCAGAAATGGCTTGATGACAGTGCTGATTAGTGCTTCTATTGCAAAATAGAAAAAACCCCTTGCATTTGTAGGATTTTGCAAGGGGTTTTTATGTTCGCCTATGCGCGACGAAACTATCTTCACTTCCCCTATATCATATCACATACGATATTCAATTGTCAAAGAACTTGTAAGTAATAAAGTTAGTAAAAAAATAACATTTTTGTGTTGACTTATTTTACACGTTAATGTAAAATGAAGGCATAAGAAAAACCTAGTTATAACCTTTATAACTCTTTTATATTGCGCAGTTCCCCAACTACTTTTAAAAGATTTGTAAAAAGTTTAACTTCGTTTTTTACTAACTAACTATCTTACAAAAACTATTTTACTCTATCGTGTGAACTAAGTCAATATTTTTTACTCGAAAAAGTTAAATTTTTTTTGTCATACTTTCAGAAAGGTTGATATGACAATGTTTGAGGTGTATTCAAGAATTGAAGCCTTAGCTAAAAAAAGAGGAGTATCTCTCCAAAAGGTCGCAACTGATATAGGGCTGAGTGAAAACTACATTTATAATTTAAAAAGTAAAAAAACGGCTAATACAGACCCAATAGAAAAAATAGCTAACTACTTTAATGTTTCTACCGACTATTTACTTGGCAGGACAGATAATCCTAAGATGGCTCAAGATGGGCACACTTCGGTCGCAATCGATCTAAAAAAAGATGCAGAAGAAACCTTCTTCTTCGACGGACACGAACTCAACGACGAGGATATAGACCTTATCACATCTATATTGGAAACGCGCATCAAAAATAGAAAATAGAGAGGGCAGCTCTATGATGACACCAGAAACAGTCTGCCAGGAAAAAGGAATCGATTTAGTTTACTTTGACGGTAGGGGTACAAATATCCCTGGAATGTTTAATAAAAAACACAACGTCATTGCGATTGACACTTATCTTGACGGTATATATAAACACAAAGTCATCTATCACGAACTAGGACATAGAGAACATACTGCGAGTTATTACAAGCTAAACAAAGAAAAAGCAGAGCTACAAGCTGATAGGTGTATGATACATCATCTCCTAAAAGAAGAGCTATCCTATTGGGATAATATGGAGGATTTCAACTACATCCAATTCATGGAAAAGTATGAACTGACCTCAATCGCTGACGAAGTGATGGTTAAAGAAGAATTTAAAAATTTAATTTAGGGGATTTATTGTGAAAAAAATAGTATATTTGTTTACCTTATCAGTCTTAATAGTATGTCTCGGAGCTTGCACTGGTGGCTCAAAAAAAGATACAACATCAAAGACTCCCTCATCGGATACTAGTAAAGTATCTGGAGATATGAGCGAAAAAGAATACTTTGATACTCTAATATCTAGGATTGATAAAGTAACAACAGATAACTACAAATCAGATGAGTATCTATTTTATGACTACAAAACAATTTTAAGAGACCCTAAAAAGTACTTTTCCCTTAAGGTCAGAATCAATAATTTAAAAATAATACAAATCTCTGATAAAGATAAATATACTAAAATGCTAGCAAACACCCCTAACGGGGACTTGTATATGTTGTTTATCGAAACCAAGCGACTAGAAACTAAACTTTTAGAAACTGATAATATCACTATCAATGGAAGATATTTATTATCTTATGAATATACGACAACAAGTGGTTCTGAGAATAGTGTCCCTCTAATTTATATAGATGGCTACTTACTTTTAGATAAATAAAAAAGCCCCACGCTCAAATTTTGGTCGAGGAGAGCGTAAGGCAATATGCAATCAATAAGAAGTAAGCTTTAAATAGCTCATTTTCTTATACTCTGAATTATATCACACAAAGGAGGTGATGCCAATATCCTATCTCAAAATCAGCACTCCCCAGCGCAAAGAGAGAGGAAAAACAATGATTGAAAAATACACTAAAAAAGATGGCACAACTGCCTATCGCTTAAGAGCATACCTTGGGGTTGATCCCGTGACTGGTAAACAAGTCAGGACAACTAGGCAAGGTTTTAAAACAGAAAGAGAAGCTAAAAGAGCCGAGGTAAAACTTATTGATGATTTCCAGCGTCAAGGCGCTTGGAAAAGTAATGATAAAACTACATTTGACGATGTAGCTAAACTGTGGTTTGAGCAGTACCAAAATACAGTCAAACCGTCAACATTTCTGGTTAACCAAAATTACTATAAAACAATTTTAAAGCCACATTTAGGGCAACTGCAAATGACGAAGATAACTGTCATGATTTGTCAAAAATTTGTGAATTGCCTGTCTCGATATAGCGGATATACGCTTTATCTAAGTCTAGCAAACAGAATTTTTAAATTTGCTGTCAACTTAGGTATTATTGATAACAACCCAATGAACAAGACGTTGAGATCAAAGTGCACTTACAAAAACGTGGATACACTCACCAAAAAATATTACACAAAAGAGGAATTGAATACTTTCTTGAGGCTTGTGGAAGCTGAAGAAACTCTAGAGATGCGTCTGATTTATAGATTGCTGAGTTATGGCGGTTTTAGAATTGGTGAATTAATGGCTTTAAAAGATACCGACTTTGAATTCCATAACAATACTATCAGCATTACAAAAACTATTGCCTATACAAAAGAAGGATGGGCTGTACAATCTCCTAAAACCAAAAAAAGCACTCGCGCTATATCAATGGACGCTGAGACCATGTCGTTAGCCAAATTATATATTAAGCAAAGTATCAAACCTTTACACGGATCGTTTAAATTGTTTAATTTTTCTTGCGACACTGTGAGAAACAGACTGGATAAACTTATATTGAAGCATGGATTAAAAAGGATTACTCCCCACGGGTTTAGACACACCCACGCTTCGTTACTGTTTGAGGCTGGGATTCCCGCTAAGATTGCACAAGAGAGGTTAGGTCACGCTAAAATAGCAATCACAATGGATTTATATACTCACTTGTCCAAAAAATCAAAGGATGATGTTGCTGACAAATTGGCTGAACTTGTCGCTGTTTAA